GGGTACGTAACCGTAGGGGAAGCGACTTGGCAGTCGGCCGCGTATGTAGCGCGGTACATAATGAAGAAGGTTACAGGGGAAAAGGCAGACGAATGGTACGAGGGACGGCAACCGGAATATGTGACAATGAGCCGAAGACCTGGTATAGGAGCAACGTGGTTTCAAAGGTACTCGAGCGATATCTACCCCTCCGACGAAGTCGTCGTGAACGGGCAGAGGATGAGGCCGCCCACGTACTACGACTCGCTTATTCACAGCGAGGAACTCCAAGAGTTCAAGAGACGAAGACGGATAGCAGTAGCAAAGAGAGCAGAGGATTTGGCCCCAGAGAGACTGAAGGCCAGAGAAAAGAATATGGAATCCCGAATGAAACGTCTGAGGAGGACGCTTTGATGAAGGTTTTTAGTGTTTACGATGTGAAGGCCGAAGCGTATTTGCCGCCGTGGGTGGCACAAACGACTGCAGTGGCACTGCGAAGATTTCAGGCAACCGCGCAGGATGCGAATAGTGATTTTGCACGGTTTGCAGCTGATTATACGATTTTTGAGATTGGCGAGTGGGACGAAGACTCGGGCTCGATCGTGATGTACGAAGCAAAGCATAATTTGGGTACGGCGTTGCAATTTACGCAACCGCCGATGAATGGAGCAGACAATGGCCAGGACTAGAGACACCGCTACACGAGGTTCGGCGACAAGCGCGCAGGGCCGGTTTGCTCATGTACCCGATGTACAGATCCCGCGGAGTGTTTTTAACCGTAGTTGCGGGAGGAAGCAGACTTTTGACGCGGGTTATTTGGTGCCGATTTTTGTTGATGAGGCATTGCCTGGCGATACGATGAAGATGCGGGCCACGATGTTTGGACGGATGGCCACGCTGATTTATCCAATTCTGGATAATATTTATCTCGAGACATTTTTCTTTTTTGTACCGAACCGACTGGTTTGGGATAATTGGGAAAAGTTTAACGGGGCCCAGACGGACCCCGGAGATAGCACGGATTTTACCGTGCCGATTATGACCGCGAACACAGTTACAGAAGGCAGCCTCAGTGATTATATGGGGCTGCCGATTAATACAGCGAACCCGATTGAATATAATGCGCTATGGCATCGGGCGTATAATTTGATTTACAACGACTGGTTTCGCGATGAGAATCTGATTGATTCGGTGGTGGTCGATAAGGGGGACACGCCGAGCGCGATCGCCGACTACACGTTGTTGCGGCGAGGGAAACGGCATGATTATTTTACGAGCTGTTTGCCCTGGGCGCAGAAGGGGAACCCGGTAGACCTGCCGCTTGGTGAAAGAGCGCCGGTTACGGGAATTGGTAAAGCCCTCAACCAGACATTCGCTAATACCGGCCCCGTATGGGAAACCAACGACAGCGGCACTGTTACCTACGCAGACGCGGCCGTAATTGACGGAACAGTCGCTAATACCACTTTCATGATCGAGGAAGACCCCACCAACGCTGGGTTCCCCAATATTTGGGCCGACCTGAGTGATGCTTCGGCAGCAACGATTAACCAGCTGCGGGAAGCCTTTCAGATTCAGAGGCTTCTCGAGAGGGATGCTCGAGGAGGGACTCGATATACCGAGATTCTGAGGAGTCACTTTGGCGTGACCTCACCGGATCAGAGATTGCAAAGGCCCGAGTATTTGGGCGGTGGAAAGACGCAGGTAAATGTGAACCCGGTCGCACAGACCACGTTTAGAACTCCCGGCCTAGAGCTTGGCGACCTGGGCGCCTTCGCGACTTTTGGGACTGAGCCCCATGGATTTACAAAGTCATTTACCGAGCATGGTGTTGTAATTGGTATGGTGAATGTAAGGGCTGATTTGACCTATCAGCAGGGAATTGAGCGACAGTTTAGTAGGCAGACGAGATACGATTTTTATTGGCCTGCCCTGTCGCAGATTGGCGAGCAGGAGGTGCTCGAGAAAGAGATTTTTGCAGACGGAAGCGTCACAGACGACACTGTTTTTGGATTTCAGGAGCGGTATGGCGAGTATCGCTATAAGCCGAGCACGCTCGCTGGGGACATGAGATCTGACGCAGCTGCCTCGCTTGACGCGTGGCACCTGGGTCAGGATTTTGCGTCGGCACCCCTATTGAATGAAAGTTTCATTCAGGACAACCCGCCCATTGAGCGGGTGATTACTACGGGGGTCACAGCGCCGCAGTTTTTGTTGGATTGCTGGTTTGATTTTAAGTGTGCACGGCCGATGCCGACATATGGCGTACCAGGGATGATTGATCACTTTTAGCCATTAAGGCGAAGAATGAGAGTGAAGAACATAGTTATAGTAGTTGGATTAGCACTGTGGTTTAGCTTTTGTGTGATGGTGATACAGGGATGTGCTGTGAGTATTGTGGACGGGAATAGACGGATGGATTTTGAGGTTTTTATGCCATATGTGACGGAAGAGGTCACGGCCGAGATTGAAGAGGACCAGGTCGAATGGACCGAAGCCGAAGAAGAGTTTATACGTAAATACTTCCCCAACGAACAAGACGTCGAAGGGTGGTTGAAGTAATGGGTGCAGCCTTTGGAATGGCAGCACTACAGCAAGGGATTAAGGACACATCCGAGTTCGGATGGGGGCAGCTTGGAAGTATTCTAAACACCAAGCGAGCGTGGGGGGCCCAAAAGAACGCCCAGAAGGAGAGCTACAAGAACATCAAGGAGGGGCTGCGGCGAGCAGGTTTCAACCCAATATTGGCAGTTGGTGGAAAAGGCCTCGCCGGTGCAAACGTCCCGCAGCTGTATCAAGCGGGACAGACCCCCGGGAGTGGTTCGCTCGGGGGTAGCTCGGCGAAAGACATCGCATCGATGCCCGACGCCTTGAAGATGTTGAAGAACCAAGAAGACGAGAGCTATTGGAGAGCGCAGGAAGCGCATTTCAGCGCACTAGACAAGCAAAGACGATTTAGGGCTCTAGAGCCCTCGTTTGACGACGGCTCAATGAATTACCTGCTGAAAATGCAAGAGACCCCAGAGTGGACGAAGCTCCTGACGGGGGCGGCTGTTAGCTCGGGCAAAAAACTTGCCGACGAGTTCCTCGAGCATGGCCCGCTGGGGAAGCAGCCTAGACTGCGGCTAAAACGAAAGTAAAGGAGCAACAACGAATGGCTGATTTTAAGTACGAGCCGCGGAAGCGGGTGAGGGTAAGAACACCCGTTAAGGGTGAGTCAAGAACAAAGCAGAGTGATGGTTTGCATACAAACATCAACGAGATAATGAACCGCTATGTGGCGCATGGAGTAGTCCCAGCAGCGGCAGGAACGGCCCGCTACGGAGATTTTAGCTCCGGTATGGACTACAAGGACGCGATGGACGCCGTACGACGCGCAGAAGAGAATTTTATGGATCTGCCGTCGAATATACGTAGGCATGTCAACCAAGACCCGGGTCAGTTTTTGGATATGGTTTTTGATGAGAGTCGGAAGCAGGAGCTCGTTGACCTCGGCATGTTGCCGCAGGCGGACCCGACGATTGAAGACCCGGGACAGAGTGGGGAAACACCCCCCTCGGATGATGATGGTGTCAGTCCGGACAGTTGACATCAAGTAGAGACAACTGTCCGGGGTACCCCAAGGGGAAAAGGAGACTAAGATGGCTTTTAGAAAGAAGATGAACCGACGTGGATCACGACGGGTATTCCGAAACCATTCGGGTGCACGCAAGCGGAACATGAGACCGCCGCGTATGCGGGGCGGATGGCGGCTTTGAGGAGAAGTGGCGTGTTTTACACCCCTCAAGGCGTATCGGGGGGCGGGCGGTCGCATCGCTTTCTCCTCAGCCGGCCGAGCCGGCGGGTGGTGCGATCGCCCAATCGAGTTGCCGTGTGGACAATGCCAGGGCTGCCGCCTCGAGAGGAGCCGGCAATGGGCGGTAAGGTGCTACCACGAAGGATTGATGCACAAACGAAATTGTTTTGTGACGTTGACGTACAACGACCAGGAGCTCCCAGAAGGGGCGACCTTAGTAAAATCGGATTTCCAGAAATTCGTGAAGCGATTGCGGAAGAAACGGGACTTTCGATATTTCCACTGTGGGGAGTACGGCGAAGAGGATGGCCGACCCCACTACCACGCAATCCTATTCGGAATTGATTTTCGGAACGACCAGGTCCTGGTCAAGGAACGCAAGGGAACCAAGCTCTATACGTCGAAGAGCTTGGAGAAGAAGTGGGGACACGGGTACGTAACCGTAGGGGAAGCGACTTGGCAGTCGGCCGCGTATGTAGCGCGGTACATAATGAAGAAGGTTACAGGGGAAAAGGCAGACGAATGGTACGAGGGACGGCAACCGGAATATGTGACAATGAGCCGAAGACCTGGT